AACAGCTCTTTTTACTATTAATTCTTGAGCTTCTTCACTCAATTCACATAATTCTGAACTAACTGTACCGTCTAAATCTATAGCTGCTGGTTCTCTTATATATACTATTTCAAATACTAATACTGATTTACTAGTAGATAATGCTACTACTGTATGCTTATCTGTAAATATAATAGGTGTATACTCATTAGTAGAATCATTATAATGTATAAGAACTTTAGGATGCAGGATAATCTGCTGATTCATTGGCGATTGTATAAAGAACCAAGCATCATTTTTAGCTACCTGCTCACATGGTATCCATTCATTATTAATAGTAACTAAAGTAGTTCTACTACTTATTAATAGATGTGAATTGACAAAGTATAAAAACGGAAGAGACAAACTGTTAGATGACTGATAGGCATAACTACCACATGATTCTAAAGTACATGCAACTATTCCTGTCTTTTCTATTCTAGTTATTTCAAGTAATTTATCAAAAGCTCTTGCATTAGCAAAAGTAGTTATCAACTCCATCATAGATGTATTCATGAAACTGGATATCTCCGCCTCTACTAATGGTGGAGCTGATAAACTAGCTATTGCGTCATACGCAACATTAAATCTTAGCAGTGCCTCTTGATTGGTCATTAGAGTCTTTTATTTTAGCAGCTGGGGTAGATGGGGGTACAGCCTTTGTATCTGGATCAAGCAAAGCTCTAACACGTAATAAGTCTGCATGAAACTCTGAACTTAATATATTAGATACTGCTTCATCTAAATTCTTACCTAAATATCTACCATCAATATTATAGTCACCACGTACACCAGACCTATCAATATAACCTGCAGCCATTGCACGATTCAAAAATAATTTAGTCTCATAATTAGTATCCTCAATAACTCTCATATAACCATTAGGATCTGAGTCAATGATATCCTGAATCATAGATTTAAAGACATCACTACTGGATTGAGGATCAGGTCTACGTGACTTAGGAACCTGCATCCAATAAACACTTAAGAAATCATACATCTTAACTGAAACTGCATCAATAGATGCGAAATGTCTATAAATAGTCTTCATACGATCAGCTTTAACTGACTTAGCCACATCCTGATGATTTGGATCAGTTAAAGCAAATCTGTATGCACCATCTTCAAATCTATCTTCCCATGATGGAGCTACAGCTGGATTTACTTTTAATATACGCCATTGTAAGTTCTGAATAGGATCACTCAAATCAAGTGTATGTCCTTTTTCCAGAAAGTTAGAATCTTTAGTAATAGTAACCCTAAAAGTATGCCAGTAATTATCTTTCTTCTTACTGAAACTTAAGTCTACTCTTAAACGTTCTTCAAAGAACTCTTGTTCTTCTTGAGTTAGAATTTGTAACAACCCTCCATAACGTCTTAGAGGTAATACAAATTCTGATTTAGTACCATCATACATAAAGAATCCTACGTGATTCTTATCTGTAATCATACCTCCTTCTCTAGTTACAGGCATAAGCACCACCTTCTTATCAAATAAGATGCCTTGTGAACTGAGTTTTGCTCTTGGTTCTGTCATTGTATTCATCTTCCTTAATTGATTAATATTAAATTAACTGTCCTTTGAGCCAGAGGGCAGTAACGAACTGCCACTCTTTAGCTATAAACTAACGCTCTACACTTGAGCTACACTGGCATTGTTATGCAAGAATATTAGGAATAAGCCTTGCACAACGCATTGGATTAACAACTTGTGCTCCACCAATGAACATTTTAAGTACTTCATACCCATCAACACCGTTAGATGCTTGATTAGGAGTATTAAGATTATTGTAAGGATCATAAGGAGAACGCATACCTTGAATATACTTGTACACTTCTTCATCCCCTTGCATAGCAATCCTTTGGATATTTGGTTCACCATTAGCTGTACCAAAATCAAGAATGTCAAAAGAGTGTGAACTTGCTAATCCACCCTCTGGATGCATAAGCTTGTTACGTACAGGATCATCCTTCATAGGATCAATAAAGACTTGGAACTTAATTCCATTAATCCATTCATACTCGGCAAACTGACCACGATAAGACATTTTACCATCACCCTTCATTACAATACGATCTGTAGAGAAATTAGGAGTATAGCTAGATGAACCTTCAGAAGCCGATACGTGGAAATCATAGGCTCCATATTCTCCAGTAGATAAGATAAACTTACGCTCATCTTCTGGTAGTTTACCTACAGATAGTCCAAGAGCTAATTGACATAACCAGTCAATATCAAATTTATTAAAGGCAAAGACATTAGATGGAGCAATCTGTTCTTGAACTCCCCATCCAGCCCTGATCTCATAACCAGATTCTCCAGTATTACCATAGGTACCATCAATCATCTTGTTAGAGTTACCATAGACAATAAGCCTAGCAATTTCTCGCCTAAACTGAGTTAAGAATACCCAATCAAGCTGACCCAACCAGCTAGTCATTTTCTTCTTGGTATGTGGATCAATCCAAGAGAAAGCCATAGGCTTATTTTTACCTTTACGTATCATGTTACCCGGAACAAGATACTGTTTACGAATGCTAGACATTACATTCTCCATTCTAAATGGAGAAGTATGTGTAACATCACCACCTCTCTTTGAGAGTGTTTGTTCAGTCAAGCTATACTCCTTAGACCACCTTTTTCCTGCAGCAAGTTCAGCTGCTGGTACAAATAAAAGATCATCACCAGTTACAAGTTGCACTGGTGCAAGGTAAGTAGTGCCTGTAGGAATTAGGTCATTAACTATACGCAACTTGTATAAATCTGGTTTTTCACCAACAAGAACATCAGTTGCACTAAATAGTCTCTCACCAAACTCCATGTAGAATACTGATCTACCAATACCAGCCTTAGATGGCTGAGCAGCCATTGTAGAGTCTGAATAATACGCCAAAATAGGAATATTCTTTTCATCAGCTCCTTGCAATAACCATTGGAAAGGTACATCATCATCAATATATCTCTTAGGGAACTTATTCATGTAAGACACGATATCATCCCCACCAAGATTAACTTTAAACAGCAGTTCTGCTACACTACTTAAAAGTATAGGTTCTTGCTGATATAAAGCCCCCCAGTGATTTTCGGTTGTTAAACCAGCCCAATCAGTGGAGTCTACAGTTTGAAGTTTAGATATTAACATAGTGGATAAATATTAGAATCAAGATTAGTTTTCGTTATTAATGTGTTAAGCTTCGTCTGATTGATTCAAGTGTTTCACCAGAAGAAGGTTTATCCTTAGAGTCAGCTGCTTTAGCTGGTCTATAACCAGTTGTTGAAATTCCAGTAGATGATAAAGTTCTATCTAGTTCTTCAATAGCTTTAGTCTTTGCTGAAGCAGTAACATTTTTTAAATTACCATCAAATTGCCCAGTTACAATAAGATAAGCTAGTCTGATATCAAAATCAGTCGGATTTTCAGCTCTTTTCTTACCTACTAAGCTGTAAGTAGTACCTGTATCTTTATCTATAGCTACAGGTACTGTAACAGCTTCATATATTTTCTTCTTTAATGGTTCTGACAATTTTTGTGTAGGGCTAAGTTCTTTTAATCCGTCTAACCTTGTTTTTAAAGTATTCATTTGATTAAGAACTATGTCTTCATTTGCTTTTTTTAAAGCTTTCCCTGCTTGTTTTTCACTATCCATAGTCTGCTTCCCTTGCTCTTTTAATAGTTTAAGAGCAATCTTACCTTTCTCTTTTAACTTATCAAGAGTTTCAGCTTCTTGGATAGCCAAATCAACTTCTTCTTTAGTAAAATTTCTAACTACTAATAACTGCCGATATAAGTCTTTAGCTAAGTTATCATCGGCATCTACTTTATCTTCAGTAATAGAATCTAATCTATCAGTAGCTACTTGTAATTGTATAATTCTATCATGAGGTACACCACTCTCTAAAGCATCTAAATATTCTTGTTGCTTTTCATTAAGTGATTTCTTCCATGATTCAACATTAGAATCAATAGTACGTCTATGCAACTCTATAAGAGCTGCTGATGCACTACCAGTATCAGTAACCAATTTATCAAACTCTGCTTCGTCAAAGTCAGTAAGAACCCCCTCTTCATATAAAGCTTTGGCGAGGACAGAGTATGGTGGTGAGGAAGAGGAGCTACTTGCTTTACTAGAGGGGGTCTTACCTTTTCCTATTACTTTTACCTCATCACCTTCATCTGTTTCTTTATCTATAGATGATAAGTCTGCTACTATAACTTCATCCGAAGCTATATTATCATCAGTTATCACCTCAGTCGGCTCTTCAGAACCATTTTTACCGGGTTCCTCAGTCCCAGTTGCTACAGTATCAACACTATCCATATCAACCGGAGTCATGATGTCACTATCGCTGTCATAAAATACTTCCATACTCTTTGATTTTAATTACAAATATAATACAAATTATCTATAAAAACTAGATTTAACTTTGAGAATTATAGTATTACTATAGCTTTTTACAATTTGAAGTTTTCATTGATTTTTTTAAGATATATTTTTGAAGATTTACAATGAAGACAAACAACTTTACAAATAGGTAATTCTGAATATGTTATAATATTGCATAAAGAACATTTATAATAAGCACCACCATTCTCAAAATATTCAGAACTTATTGAATTAACTCCAACTTGCTGCTCTAGTTGATTCATTACTTTTTAGACCACTTCCTAGCATTAATTGCAAACTGCTTCTTCTTACGCATCGCAGAACTATCACCTTTCTTAATCGCTAATTTACTAGCAGGTATATTCTTATCTTTAGCAGTTCCTGTAGTCTTTCTTAAAGATCCTCTCTTAGACGGCTTAATGTAGATTCCACCTTTACTCATCTTGTTGCATTTACAGGTTTTTTACTTAAAGCTTTCTTTTGTAACTCTTCATCCTTAGTAGCATGCTTATCATCTAGATTTAATTCTTTTTCTCTTAACCTAACATCATCAGCATGCTGTTGTTTTTTTAATTCAAGCTCTTCATCTTTTAAATCTACCATATCAGCTTCATATGCTGACTTATCTCTTAATTGAGATTCTAACAACTTAACTCTAGAATTAAGTAATGCTACTTTTTCAGTAGTTATATTTTTCTCTTGAGCAGCCTCGTTCTTCATTTTCTGCAAAGCCTCCATAAGTTGATTCTTCTCTTGATTAGCTTGTTGTGCCATTTGATCAGATTTCTCTTCACTAGACTCAAGCTTACGTCTTTTACTCATTACACTACCAGACATATAAATAGCCATTGCATCAGATAGTCTAGCTTTACCAGATTGAATAGCCATACCAACAAGTTGCTTAAGTGACTGAGTAATCTCAAGGTCAGAGCTTGCATCGCTTATAAATATTCCATATAACCCAGTAGCAAAAATCTCATAATCAAAGTCAAGTAATGCTGAAGACCCGTCATCAAGTACAAACTGCCTTTTAAACTTCTGGTCTCTCCATACATGTCTAGTAAACTCTAAAGTATTCTCTAGTACACGAAGTTTAGTATTATCATGCATATAGAACCACATCTCTGTAATATGTGCTGACTGAGTTCTAGCTACTTCAACATTACGAACAAGTTCTCTTTGTTCTATTTGTCCTTGTCTTTGTGGAGATATTCCAGTTATATCATCAATATGCCCTTTAATAATTTGGAGCATCTGTAAATTCTGTTGTATGTATTGAGCATTAGTAGTATCAATGGGTTGACCACTACCAGTAAAATGTCCAGCCAACTTACCCATTGCTGCACCTTTATTACCTTCTTTAAAGTAATCCTCTGCAGCAAAACCCATTTCATTAAAATAATAAATCCAGTCTTCTATTTCCCATCCATCAGGAATAAGATGTAATGGTAATCTAGGTACAACGCCTCTATTCTTTATAATAGCCTTTTCATTATTATACATAATAGCATTATAAAGATACTGATAAGGCTTGCCGAATGACATTAGAGACATAGCAGTACTATTATTAGCATTATATATAGTACCAACTACAGGAGACATACATTTAGATGGATTAGACATACTCATACTAATTCTAGGTATTGGTCCCATCCCTATAAATACATCACCTTTTAAAATAGTAGTCTTTAACCATTCAGTAACCCATTCCCATTTAATTTCTTCTCCAGCTTCTTCATCAGGCGTATATTCTCCAGATACATATTCCTTCTGCTGTACACCAAACTCATCAAAATAACTTTTAGTACCTATCTTACGCATACTCTTCCAGAGTACTCTAGTTTCACGTATATTACCATCTCTATCATAACCACCAGCAAATGCATCAAGTAATCTTGAACTATTAGCTATATATACACTTTCACCATAAGCTTCGTCATAATAGTTTTCAGGTATAGTTAAACGAGCAGATAAAGCCTGTTCTGGATTAAATGCTAATCCACTTCTTTCTTCTAATTGTCTAATTAATCCTGGTTTAGCTGATAACTCTTCATAATAATCATCTAATACTAAACCAAGTGGTCTATAGCCGTCTATTACTATAATTTGAGCATCCTCGTGATAATTACTATCACCAAGACCTATAGTATAAACATTTAGGGGATTCTCTCTTCGGACAACTATATCTCCAGATATAGCATTAATAGTATAAATTTCTTCTGCAGCTTTTAGTACATCATCAAAACCTTCATTGAATTTATACTTAAGTTTATTATTATACCATTGATAAGTTAAAACTTGAGACGACATCTTCTCTCGCATGTCTTGCATACTATATTTACTCATCTCGTCCATCTTAGTCATTTTCCTCTTAACCTCTTCTTCATTAGGTTCGTCTGGAGATAACACAAGACTTTTAATATAACCAAAAAACTCTTTCTTTTGCTGCTCTTCCTTCTCTGAAATAGCTTCAGAGTTTTTAAGCATAACTTTCCAATCAAATCTACGCTTAATTTCTTCTCCTCTCAATAAATCAAGTTTAGGTTTAAGTAAAGGATAGTTCCTTATATTAACTGGAAAATTAGCATTAGTTAATTTCCAAGGATTTACTATATCTTCTACATCAGATGGATCTAGTATATTAGCTGCTAGATCATAGTTTATTCTCTTCTCATGCATAGAAGCACGTAAACCAGAGTCTTCATCATAATCTATGATCTCTAATGCAGCTTTAGCACAATCTTTATAGAAAGAATCTGTCCTCTTATCTTTCTTTTGGGAGGGAAATTTGCCTATTGACATAACTTTATGATCAACTTTAACTTACAAATATAATAAAACTAAATAATAAAAACAAGTTGAAACTACTTTCTTTTTCCTCTTACTATAGCTAATCTAGTACCAGTTCTTAGTCTACCAATATGTTCACCACCTTTTCTCCATTTTTTGAAATAAGGATCATCTTCAAGTCCTGATTTACGAACAACTTTACCAACAGGTTGATGTCTAAGTAGATTTTCTCTAAAAATCATTAATAGTCCAAGAGCAGAAATATCATCGAAGTTCAGTCTTGGATCAGGTCTAAAGTCTTTAATCTCCCTTAATAAACCAAGAGCACGTATCTTATGTAAATTAGTCATACTACTTTCTTCTGGCTCCCCATAGGCTTTCATATCCATCCATAAAGAAGCTAACTCAATACCCCAAGCATTAACAGGAGTACTACCATAAGTTCCTTTACTATTATTGCCAGCGTTAGAAGCCTTGCTAATTCCTCTATCTTTTAATATCTCAGGTTCGTCAATTAATAAATTAAGACTACCTTTATTAAAGAAATAACCATGTAAGCCTTTCTTATTACGTTCATAATTAATCTTAGCGTTATAATAAAGAGCAAGACGTCTACATTGTTCATAAAAAGTATTAGCATCTGGCCTTCCTTTATAATGAGCAACAATTCTATCAGTAAATCTATCAAGTACTAACATAGAACCTACTGATCTAGTTTCAGACTGATCATCATCATAAGGGTCAACTGCAGTTATATATCTAGTTGGCTCTATTACACCATCTGCAGAACGTACAGGAGGTTCATAGATTACTATACATCCAGGTTTATCTTTATTATCTTTAATGGGATAATCATATAGTGGTACCAGAGATCTTATCTCATTAAAATAAGCTCTACCAGAGTCTGGACTTATTTCCATTAAACCTATTCTAAAAGGTCTAATATAAGTCTCAGGACTCATCATTATCATCGCAATAACATTCTTAGCAGTTACTGTATCAAATATACTGACATCAGCTTGTAATAAAGCTTCAGAAGGAGTTTTAGGCTGCTGAGTTAAAAATAAATTATAAGATGCTTTACTACTCTTTATCTTCTGTTCTCTTTTCTTCTCCAGATTAATTTCAGCATAATCTCTATAACTATTGCCATCTCTATCAACTAGTAAATGTGTTATAACACCGTCATTATAAGTACCGGGACTATACCATAAGTCATCAACAAACCAACCACAATCTCCTACAGCATTATCTTCATAGATGTTTTCATACCTCTTAAATCCATGCATACCACCATTCCAAAATAGCTCTGCTAGATCAGCTGTACCAGAACCCATATCTCCACCTGTTCCCCATACTAGAACTACACCTGTAACTATCTCCCCGTCTCTTACAGTAGGTTCTGCAATAGTAAAAGCATCCATTAAACCTTTAAACTTACCAGCTTCTTCAAAACCTAAAGTGAATATACTATCACCAATACTCTTAAATGGATTGTCTTTATATGAAATAGCTTGTATCTCAGACATAAATCCATCTTCGATATCATTACCAGCTTCATTCTTATATAAATAGCTAGCCCTAAAGTGATCTCTTTGCGTAAGCTTATCTCTTCTCTTAGCCCAGTCAGTAGTCTTATTAATATGGTTAAGAGTAAGGTGTATTCCATCAAGTGTTACTTTATAGTGCAACTTCTCATAAGCAGCCAGTATATTAGTAGATGCTTCTATAAAAGTGTAGTTATAAGCATATACACCTCCAGACACTTGATAAGTATATCCTTTTCGGCGACTTTTGAGGCTACAGTGATTTTGCATCTCCTTACCTTTATGCGGACCCTCTGCATAACACTCTTCTATTTCATGAAACCAATAATATTGATGATCTAAAAATCTTGGAAAAGTAAGTATCTTTCTTTGACTAGCAGAGTCTTCTAAACCTGAAATCGGATCAACTTTCCTAGCTTTTAACCTACCAAAATTCAAATAAAAGTAATGCCTACCTGTTACACGAACTCCGCCTATAGTATAACCTTCTATACATCTTTTCTCCTGCTCGTCCCAATAATCATCGTAGTCCTTAGAATCATAAGGAGCACTTGTATAATAACCATATCTTGCAAAGTGCCTAGCCTCTTCACAAAACAAATGTGTATTAACAAACTTAAGATATTCGTGATTGGTATTAGCTACAGGATTAGATGTAGCTGGATTGATAGTAGACCAAGGTATTCCATAAACTAGTTTAGGATCAAACTCCTGAACTATTTGAATGTCTGGTCTAATAACTTCTATCATAACTTATTCGTCTGAATTTCTCTTTTTAGGTAATTCTCTCTTACCAACTCTATGACCACCTTTACCTCTTGTTATATTAGCAGTCTCTGTTTCTACAGTTTCTTTTAATGCATTAAGTCCTTTAATGATACCATCTACTGATTTCATAGCTGTAGTTAATGCTTTAAACTTTACAGCATTAGTATCAGTAGTAGGATTATAAGTTCTAAAAGTAAATCCTATCTTGTCAAGACAGGATTCCATATCCATAAGTAACCTCATAGTAGGAGTTTGCTGTATCTCCATATATTTATTTATAGCTAACTGTATTTCAGCATCTAATATATTAGTTGAATTAAGGTTTAAGTCTTTACATATTCTTTCAACTTTATCTTTAATTTCATAACCTCTGTATACAGATTTAAAGTCTACCATAAAGTAAACAAAGGACAACTCTTGCGTAGCTATATCCTTCGTTGTACTATTATCTCTCTCCCAGAGAGCCTTAAACTCATTTATTGTCAGGGCATACGGAGATATCTCCAACCTCCCGTGTGACAGCGTTACTAACTCCATCCTTTTTCTTCTCTAATCTTTCCTTAATTTTCTTTCTAGAATTAAGTATCACCACAAACCTACCTAGATTTTGTATATAAATATTATTATACTTAGCCTCCTCTAAATTAGATTCAGCAATTTTCTCAGCTACATATTCAAACTGCGAATTAATAGCTTCCTTAACTTTATCCAATTCTACTTTCTTGTCTGCTGCAAGCTGTTTCATGAATAATACTGATGTTTTCCTGTACATCTTGCTTTCTTTCTGTTAGTGTAACACCTAAAGTTTTAATAGGACTGATAATATTAATCCTAAACTCCATATGATAATCGTTATCAATAGCCCACCCACCAATGATACTTTTCATCTTTTCCATAAGCATAAGCAATTGCTTATTACTTTCTCTGGTAAATTCTTTAGTAACCTCTTTTGTTTCCATAACTCTGTTATATGAAATTAAATTCTAAACTTTCTCCAAATGGTATAGTAAACTTGTCTACTAATTGCTTATTACCTATAAGACCTAACCTTTTCAAACTGTATAAACTATTACGATAACTTCCATCATTAATAGTTAGTTCTTCTTGAATAAGTCTTTTCATATCATAGTTAAACAATCCTTTATCTCTATCTTCTTTTTCTAACCCATCTAGTATCATTAAATTATTATAGAATAGTAACCTAGCATATATATTTAGATCATTATTCCTTAATTGATTAAAAGGTGGTATCGCTTGCAATATATGTAAGACATCAATAAAGTATTCATCTGGGTTTAGTCTAATTTTTATTACTTTCATGTTTCCTCACCATAATAATAAAGTAGCTCCTCCTCCAAACTATAAGCTGTCCTCAATAACTTATAGTTAATTTTTAATTTACCAAATATGTTTCTAATTAGTAGTAGTAGTTTAAAATTGTTTTCATTCCTGCAGGAATTACATATGCACTACCAGACCAATCAGTATTACCTGAAACTTCTGTAGAATTAGTTGGTGCTATCGGTTTAAGTGCTGATACAGTACCTGAAGCATCCGAGTCTTTTATACTTAAATAATCCAAACTTGTTTTAACTGCTCCAGCCAACATAATAAAACTAAACGCATTACCAGCACTGTCAGAAACCAGTGATAACAACTCACCTACAGCTCCATTCAATGTTACATTCCCACCAAAAGTATAAGTTCCAGTATTATCAAAAGTTAGAGTATCTGCTGCTGCCACTGATTTCGTAAAATGCCAAAATGTCCAACTACCTGTCAAGGACTGTCCAGTACCATTTAACGTTACCAATGAAGCATTAGGAACAAATGTTCCTGCATTTGATAGATTCCCAGTTACAGTTAAGGCATAATTACTTGTACCTGTAGAAAATGTTCCACTTGTTATAGTTAAATCATTTTCTATAATTATATCCTTCCGTAGTCGATGTGTATTCCCAGAATTAATTATTAAGTTATATAACGAATGAGCTAATGCATCAACGTGCATATCTGCTGATATACCAGTAAATGTTATTGTTCCATTATTATGATTAAATGTAGCATCAGCAATAACTATTAACCCATAAGCTGTATCTCTACAACTATCTATTGTACATGTTCCTGATGTCATGGTTAGTGTAGATGTAGCTGTCTGACATTGTAATGAACCAACAGTCCAATCCCCAGAGCCACCTGTAACAGTTCCTCCAGCAGATACTTCAAGAGAATACTCTACTGTAACTCCGCTTCCGAAACTACATGCAGCTGTACCTAATGTCATTGTTCCTGTAACTGCTGTTATACCTGAAACAGTTATCCCTACATTATTTGTAGCATCTGTTAATACTCCACCAGAATCTATAGTAAGTGTTCCACAAGCAGTAGCACTGTCTAATGTGACAGTGTGCCCATTTTGAATAACAACGGTGTCTCCTGCTGTAGGATGCCCTGCTTCATTCCAAGTAGTTTCGCTTTCTGCATCCCAATTCCCTGTCGCCTTACTGCTAAATGCTGCCATGATTACGGTGCGCTATAAACTTCTACAGTCGATCCTAAATCTAGGGGAATGTAATGAACTGTCCACTTTGTTGAACCTGTAGTATCTGTAGCATCAGTATCTAGGTCAATAGTCCCTTCTGCAACAATTACTGCACTTGCTTGTGCTGCTACTGCTCCACTTGTGGTTGCTACCATTGCATCTGATAAAGTTCCTGTTATTGTATACATTGTCCCCTCTGCATCACTTGTTACTGATAATGCAGTACACAAATCAACATCTGCTAATGTAGTTGGATTTGCTATGAGTTTAATGTTGTTTGCTGTCCCGTCAAAAACAGTAGTAACTTCACCTACTATCTGAGTTATTAAAACTCTTCCATTTACTGTGAAGTAAGGTGTTTGTGTACTTGCGGGAAGTACAGCAGCAGATTTTTCTATGATTTTTACTGCTGCTTCATTTGATGTGTATGCCATGATTTCTATGTTTTTATATTAATAAATAAACCAATTTGTACCGTCACAGTAAAGGTTAACTGCATTATAATTACCATTTATAACTAAGGTTGCATCTCCATCAATTGTTTCAGAAGCCTCAGTAGTAATAGTAATATTATTTATAGCAGCATTACCTCCAGCATCTTTAACTACCAGAACCCTTCCAGCATGCAATTGTGCTGTTTTAAGATCAATGGCGACTGCTCCTGTTGCTGTATAGGTAACATTAAGAATATGATCTGTTGCTAAAACATCATATGATGCAGCACTGACTGAAACAATTTGTAAACCTAATGATCCACCTAATTCAGTATTCCCTGCAGATATACTATCAAATACAACATCAGATGTAGTAGTGACACTCTGATTTATAGTTGCATTATCACTTATAGTTAAAACTTTACTACCTGCTGAAAATGTCAATGTTCCAGCACTACCATCTCCAATAGTAAAACCTTCATTTAAAGTAAGTGTATTAGCCTGAGTTACACCTGTAATAGTAGTTCCTGTTCCACCAACAGCAAAGTCCATATCAAAGTTAACAGTCTTTGCAGTAGCTATATCAAGAGAACTTGTTCCAGCAGTTAAGTTTAATGTATTGGTTCCGCCTGTTGCAACTAATGATGTACCACTAAGAGTTAAAGTTGTTGGCGCATTATCATTGTTAATAAGCTTTAATAGTTGTGTAGCAGTTCCTTCACCTTCTACTTCAAAGGTCTGTTCATCAAGTACAATACTCCCTGCTACATCTTCAGCTGTAATAGTAACAGCAGCTCCATTACCAATAGAGAAATCCTCAGCAAAAGTTAATGTACGTGCTGCATCTTCTGAGTTAATAAGTTTAAATAATCTAGTAGCTGTACCTTCTCCTTCCACTTCAAATGTTTGCTCGTCAAGTGTAATTACACCAGCAACATCTTCTGAAGTAAGTGTAGTACCAAAGCCTCCATTAACAGTTAGACTATTATCTACATTTACTGTTGCAGCAGCAGCCACATCTAAACCAGCAGTACCATTTACTAAACTAAATGTATTAGTACCACCTGTTAAAACAATGCTATTAATAGTACCTACTCCTGTTACTTCTAAAGTAGAAGCAAATGCACCGGCACCAGTAAATGTAGAAGTTCCAGTTACAGTTAATGTACCACCAATTGCTAAATTAGCTGACATAGCAAGCGAACCAGTAATAGCCGACCCACTTATAGTAAAGACATTAGCTGCATTAGTACCAATAGTGATAGTTTTAGCATAAATGTCCTTCTTAGAGAAATCCCCTTCCTTATAGTTCTGTCCAACTACAACTACTGTAGCTAACAGTAGTATTAAGGTTACGATTAGTTTTTTCATAATTGTTTTCAAA